AATAATGGCAAAGTCTCCAACTCTCCCCAGTATCACAGGAGCTTACGCTTCTTCTACTCAACTTAACGAAGCCTTCCGGGCTACTGAGGAAGCATTCGCAAATACCATCTCTCGGGATGGTTCTACCCCTAACTCCATGGCTGCTAGTCTTGACCTGAACTCCAATGATCTTCTGAATGTCCGTATTATTAATGCTGCTGGCTACAGGCTCAACGGTGTAGACTACGACTTCAGTAGTTCTATTGAACTGTCTGACACTGTATTTAAAGTAGACTCTATTGCTGCCCTGAAGGCTCTGGTACCAAGCGCAGGTGCTGTAGCCTATCTTACCGCACCACACCGCGAAGGTGCCTTTGTCTTTAAATCCGGTGACTATGCTCAGCGTGTAGCCCTTGACATCAGCAATGGCGTCTACGTTAAAGCAGATAGTACCTCGGCTAGTGCTGGTGCTTGGGTACGAGAGAATGGTGAACTTGGTATCGTAAGGCCACAATGGTTTGGTGCTGCTGGGGACGGTATCTGGAAGCTGGATGCTACAATGACAGCGGGTAGTGCTGTGCTTACCAGCGCCACTGGCACCTTTACGCCAGCAGATGTCGGCAAGATTATCAAGGTTGGTCTTGCGGGTGGTTCTGGTAATGACCTGATTACAACTATTGCTTCGTTTACCTCTGCCGCTCAAGTTACCTTGGCTGATGTAGCTGTAACCTCCGTAGCGCCTACATTGACTTATACCCACTTTGTCTACGGGACTGACGACTATGCAGCCCTTACAGCCGCTAAAGCCTTCTGCACCACTGCTGTAAATTTGACTTATCCGGGTAAAGTACTAGCCCTTGGTAACTGCATGTACTGCCATAACGGCCAGCTTGACTTCGCTGCCGATTACTTTGGTGTAGTTGCTGAAGGTAACAATGCTTGGTTTGTTGCATTCCATCCGGGTATTGCTGTAAGCATTGACGGCTATGCTCATGGTGGTAATGCTGGTGTCCAACTCGTAGACTTCGGTTGGGACCATGACATCAACATCATGGGTAACTCAGGCACTACTAACTGTTTTTATTATAATTCCTTGTTCCGTTGCAAGATTGGTGTCTACGCTCGTGAATGTGCTGGTACGGCTATTCTTGGGGATGCTGGTAGCGGTATATTTGGCTCTGGTGTCCTGACTGACTTCCGCCTGTCTGTTAGCGATGCACAATACGGGGCTATGTCTAAAGTTCCTCAACGTTCCCATGAAATCATCCTCTCTACCAGTTGCAAATATTATCTTATGGGTGAAAACTGTGGTAACGCAGCTACTCCTATGGCCACTGTGCTTACAGACGTTATCCGTAACCAATTCTGGGGTTCTATTGAATCAAACACTTACGGCGGTCTTCACGTCACGAGTGGTTGTCATAGCAACGTCTTCACTGCCATGCACAATGAGTTCAATGGCGCTGGACCAGAACTGATCGTTGATGGCCATAATAACATCTTTGATGCTTTCCACGGTCGTAAGCTGAATGATACTTACCCAATCGAGATTAATGGTAATCATAATGAGTTTCGTAACCACGAGTTCGACGCAGTAACCATTGATGGTTATGCACCCTACAATTGTTTCACTCGTGGTAAATTCTTTTATCCACCAATTGATAACAATGGTTCGACTATCTTTGAAGGCAACGATGGTGCGACGGATATTGGTCTAGCTCCGGGTCCAATTACTCCCGCCTTTGGTGGTACGTTTGTAGATGCTGGTGCTCCGTATAAGCTTCCCGGCTATTGGCGTGACGCTGAAGGCTGGGTCCATCTTGAAGGTGCCGTTAATACTGGTGCTAATAATCCTATCGGACTTACTGCTTTTATTCTACCAGTAGGCTATCGTCCTGCTGGTACTCGTTCTCGCCTAGACTTTACCTTCAATAACCTGAGCCTTGGTTCACAAGGCCAACTAAGCATTGACTCCACTGGTGCTGTTGTAGTGCGTGCTGGTGCCAATGCCTCACAGATTATCAGTCTAACTGGTATCAGCTTTAGACGGTCCTGATGAAGCCTGAAGAAATTAAACTTGCAGCAGAGAATGACCTGCTTTTCTTTATCAAGTTGGTTGCTCCTGAACAAGTATTGGGTTCTTGTCATGAAGAAGTAATCCGTTGGTGGAGTCGTCAAGACGCTAAAAGCCACCAACTCTTGCTGTTCCCCCGTGATCACCAGAAGTCTCGTCTGATCGCTTATCGTGTGGTCTGGGAACTTACCAAAGATCCTACCCTTCGTGTCTTGTATATCTCTGCTACAGCAAACCTTGCAGAGAAGCAGCTAGGCTTTATGAAGGCAATCTTTACCAGTGACATCTATCGTCGTTACTGGCCCCTTCACGTTAAAGCAGCAGAAGCCCACCGCAAGCGTTGGACTAACTCAGAGATTATGCTGGATCACCCTCTGCGTGAGTCTGAGAAGGTTCGAGACCCTAGTATCTTTACCGCTGGCCTGACTACATCCATTACTGGTATGCATTGTGACATTGCTGTTATGGACGATGTGGTGGTACACGAGAATGCTACTAACAATGAAGGCCGTGAGAGGGTCAAGAGTCAGTATTCTCTCCTGTCATCCATCGAAGGTGCTAACGCTCGCGAATGGGTAGTTGGTACTCGTTACCACCCCAAAGACCTTTATAATGATCTTATGTCTATGGCACAAGATGTTTATGATGATGAAGGTAACATGGTTGGCTCAGAGTCTATTTATGAGATTATGGAAAAGGCTGTAGAAGACCGGGGGGATGGTACTGGTGAGTTCCTATGGCCCCGTCAGCTACGTAAGGATGGCCGGTGGTTTGGCTTTGACCAAAAGATTCTTGCCAAGAAGCGTGGTCAGTACTTGGACCGTGGACAGTTCCGTGCTCAATATTATAACGACCCCTCAGACCCTGATAACGTTCCTGTGTCTAGAGACAAGTTTCAGTATTACGAACGTAAGTTTATGCGCCAAGAGAACGGGTACTGGTACTTCCGTGGTAGTAAACTTAATGTCTTTGCTGCTGTTGACTTTGCGTTTAGCCTGAATAAGAAGGCAGACTATACTGCCATTGTTGTGGTAGGCATCGACAGTGAAAATCAAATCTACGTCTTGGACATTGATCGCTTTAGGACTGACCGTATTTCTCAATATTTTGAGCACCTGCTCATACTCTCGAATAAGTGGGGATTTAGAAAACTTAGAGCAGAGGTTACAGTTGCTCAAGCAGTTATTGTCCGACAACTCAAAGACCTCATCAGAGAAAATGGACTAGCAATCTCTATTGATGAGTATCGCCCTCAAGCTCGTTCTAAAGCAGACCGAATCACTTCTACCCTAGAGCCTAGGTACGACAATAGAATGATCTGGCACTACAAAGGTGGTGAGTGTCAAACTCTAGAAGAAGAACTCTCCACTCGTAATCCTTCCCATGATGACGTAATTGATGCTCTGGCCAGTGCCATTGACATTGCCGTAAAGCCCACCAAGTCGTTTGGTTCTTCTCGTAGATCAAACATTGACTGGGAATCACTTAAGTTCAGAGGACATGCTGCCTGATGGCTGGACGTACAATTGATTTCAGTTCTATCCTGATGCCAGACAACCTTGGGGTTGAGATTGGTAATAAGTGGCGAGAGTGGAACTCTTACCGCCAGAAATGGATTGAAGAAAAGAAAGAACTCCGGAACTACCTTTATGCTACTTCTACAGCCTCTACAGCTAATGCTGTCTTGCCTTGGTCTAACACCACCACCACTCCAAAGTTGACTCAAATCTCTGACAACCTCCACGCCAACTATATGGCTACACTGTTCCCTCAGAACAAATGGATGCGTTGGGAGGCTCTGGATAAAGACTCTAACACCAAGCGTAAGCGGGACTTGATTCAGTCTTATATGGACAACAAACTTCGTCAGTCCGACTTTATTAACGTAGCCTCTAAACTTGTGCAAGACTACATTCAATATGGTAACTGCTTTGCTACTGTAGAGTTTGAACGCAGTTACCGAACCAAGCAAGACGGTACTGATGTTATTAACTACATCGGCCCGCGTATGGTTCGTATCAGCCCTTATGATATTGTCTTTAACCCCACTGCCATGTCTTTTGATAAAACCCCCAAGATCATTAAGTCTATTATGACTCTTGGTGAGATTAAACAAATTATAGAAGACAACCCTAGTCAAAGCTACTACAAAGAAGTCTTTGACAAGATGCTTACGGCTCGTGGGGCTATCCGTGGTGGAGACTCTACCTACGATAAAGCTGATGGTTACATTGCAGACGGCTTTACGTCTATCCAAAGCTATTACGAATCTGGTTATGTCGAAGTCCTTACCTTCTACGGGGACATTTACGACATGGATACCAACAAGCTTATGCGTGATCGTGTCATTACCATCCTAGACCGTGCCTACGTTCTGGACAACCAAGAGAACCCATCTTGGAACGGTAAGGCTCCTATCTACCATGCAGGCTGGCGGGAGCGTCCTGACAACCTCTACGCCATGGGTCCTTTGGATAACCTTGTTGGTATGCAGTACCGCATTGATCACCTAGAGAATCTAAAGGCTGACGTGTTTGACCAGATCGCCTATCCAATTCTTAAGATCAAGGGCGATGTAGAAGACTTTGACTTTGAACCCGGTGCTCGTATTTATATGGGTGAAGAAGGTGACGTAGGGTATCTTGTGCCTGACGCTACCGCCCTACAGGCTGACTTCCAGATTCGTACGCTAGAGGACAAGATGGAAGAAATGGCTGGTGCTCCTCGTCAAGCCATGGGTATTCGTACCCCCGGTGAGAAGACTGCGTTTGAAGTACAGCAACTTCAGAACTCTTTGTCTCGAATCTTTGAGCACAAGTCTGCACACTTTGAGCGTGTGTTCCTTGAGCCTGTCCTGAACACTATGCTTGAGGTTGCTCGTCGTAACCTTGATATGGTTGAACAGATTGCAGTCAAGGATGAAGCATCTGGTGCTGATGTCTTTATTGAAATTAGTAAACAGGATATTGTAGGCAATGGCAAGATTGTTCCTGTCGGTGCTCGTCATTTTGCAGAACGTGCTCGTCGAGTCCAAAGCCTACAGCAACTCTGGAACGTCAAGATGGGTGACCCAACTGTAGGTGCCCACCTCTCTGGTAAAGAGTTTGCTCGTATCCTGTCTGAAGAGCTTGGTGAGCCTACTATGTTTGGTGAGAACATCGGTGTTACTGAAGCTCTTGAGACTCAGATGGCTGCACAAGACGGTGAGGCAGACTCTATGGAACAACTTCAAATCTCAGCAGAAAGGGGACTGTAATGAATAGTCGCTGGTTGAAATACGCAGATAAAGAGACTGTGATGAGCTATAAGAACGCTCTAGACACTCTTAAACTAATCTTGGAAACTGAGTTCGTAAAGGAATCATCAGTTCGAGATTACTCCCCCGGATGGG